CTAATCCAGTAATAGGTATCATCATTGTTGGCGGCGATGTTCGGCATCCAGTCGCTAACAGCTGCGAACGTCCAAGTGATAGCGCCACTTGCTGTAAAGCCTGACGTGCCATCAGTTGCAGTAAATACATTCCAGTTGCCATTACCATCTAGGTATTCAAATGTAGGGGCTAAGCTAACGTTTGCTAAAGTAGCCAAGGTTATGTTTACACCTGTGAACGGCGAAACATTACCAAACAATAAGTAATCATATTGGTTTTCAAATAACTCAACGTCGGTGCCTGCGCTTGCAAAGCTACTCGTTACATCGTCAAAGGCAGTGAACTGGGTATTGGTTAGATATGCAAAGTCAATACTGTTAGAGTATGAAGCGCCTAGGTTTACTTCACGCTCAACTATAACATGCGCTTGTGTGCCGTCACCTATAACTTGTTTGAATTTGCCACGAGTATTGCGCAGCGACCAAGCTCTTACATTCTCAGCTGCCAGGGTGTTATACATTAGCATGGTGCCGTTTTGTTGGGTTGCAAGATACAATCTTGCTTGTATGTTTTTAGGCTCCCAGGTGGCATTAGAATTTAATGTTTCAAATAATTGTGCGCTTAATAATCCTATTGGTGTTGCCATGTATTTAGCGTCAGCTGTTGAATATACCACTTGCATTACCTGCGAGTAGTTGCCACTGACATGTAGGATTTGATTATCAATTGTAACGCCTTCAATCTCTGATGCTGGGTTTTGTGATTGCGGCGCAAAATAAAACGTAGAGACAGTTAATGGATTGTCTATCAATGGGTTTTGTGCAAACACTTTGTTGGATGTTAAAAACACAATCGAGTCATCAGCTATCATGCTTTGAATACTTTGGTTGCCTTTGCCATTAAAGGATACGCTCCATCCTGCAGCGGCATCATTAGCTGAATCGTCAAAGTTATCATAGACCCCAGCTGATGATATGGCGGCTACGTTTTGAATTGGCGGGCTGTTGCCAAGGATTAATCTATTTAAAAAGAACACGCCGCGTGATGGCCAGCCCCTATCAGCACCAGCTGGTACGCCACCGCCCGAGGTCCACATAACTTCGTTAAGTGAAGATAGGCTGCCTGCAATGGCGGCGGCTGATACAAAGTCGTCAATGATTTGGATGGTAGCTACAGTACTCGAGCCAACAGCCGTAATACGAGCAACACCCCCGCCACCAACATATAGGCCACCGATATGGTTAGCCGTAAAAATAGCAGAGGAAGCGGTAAGAGAAGTGGAGCCAGTAACGGCACCAGGAGTAAAAGTAAAACCTGCCCCACGGTATTGGGTCCCCCCTATCACGGTAAAGTCAAAGGCTGGAAATATAGTTGCAACAAAGGTTGATAGTGTCCAGGTGGCAGAGGTTGCGCCACGCACTAGCTGTCGGGTTTGCACGGCTGGGTGCAGGATTAAAACTCTATCTTGCCCTACTGCAAAGTGTAAATCTTTTATTTGCGCAGTGGTATACATGTTAGCGGCAACGGTTGCAACTAAAGCTTCGTTCAAATAAATATCTATAGACACAGTGCTTGTAGTGTCTGGTCTAAAGATTAATGTATAAACCAAATCGTCTTCAAAGCTGTATTGAAAGTCAACGCCGTTAACAAGTGCGGCGTTTGTTACTGGTGCGTTAGCGTTGGTTCTGTCTACGATTATATCTACATATCTAGTGCTGGGTGCAATTGTGGCAGCTCCAGTCCAAAGGCTAATCATGTTACGTAATTTGCGGGCACCACGGGTATAGGCATCAAAGTCGATACGAGCAAAAAGAGTTGGATCTAACTCCCCCATCGTAAAGGTATTATGAATCGTTTTTAATGGCATTAATAATTTCCGTAGTTGCCAGTTCTAAATGCGTATCTAGATTGGATCCAAGGCACGCTTCGCATCGGTCTAACTGGAGAGTTCTGGCCATCAGCAAACAGTGCTCGTGACTCCCAGTATTTTAAATCTTTATCAATACGCGCCATCATTCTATCGCTATTAGTGATAGATGCTGCCAGCATATTAGCTAGCGCATAAATGATGTACATAGAAAATGGTGGCGGCCATTTAGATACCGGCACATTTTTAGTAAAAATTGCTGTCATGTTTTGATTAGAACGAGTAAGCACTCGTCTACCAAACACCGTCCAGTCATTGCCAATTGGATCTATTCGCAAAAACATTAAAGCATCTGCTGGCATTTCCCAATAGTATTCCCATCCCTCAAAGGTAGGAGTAAGAGTTGTAAGCACGCCCATAGGTTCACTTGCTAGCGCAAACCTCCAGCGATTGCTACCAAGCTCAGCTGATACTAATGTGCCGTAAAAATTAGCAGCGTCTCTGGCAAATGGCCCACCAGCTTCAATAGTATTAAAAGTTCCTTTGCCTACAATAGAGCAAGCTTGTGAAATAATTTCTATGTCAGTGTTGGGTGGCGTAATAGCTAATGGCATATCTAACCTCTTTGGTTAAAGGGGGTGTTGCCACCCCCAATAGCATTACACTGTAGCTATAACTTTATACCAGACATGAGCCACAAAGGTGCTGTCGCCAGTTGTGAACGCTTGTGTAACGTTAGACAAGAACAAGCCTTTGTTTACACAAGTAGTAAATGTTTGTGGAACAACACCTGTGTTAAACATGAAGCCAGTGCTTGCAGCTGCAAAGAATGTAGCGGCTGACAAAGTAGTGGAAGCAATAACGCCAGCACCGTTAGCAGTGTTGTCATATTGAACAGCTACAACGCCACCGGCTGCATAGTTTGCAGATACATAAGTCATCAACAAGTCTACCTTGTCCAGCACGATTAAAGTGTTAGCACCGGCAGCGGCTACTAATTGCTTAGGAGTTGCGTACATGCCGTTGAACTGTGCAGCAGTAATTGCAACGGTTGCATACTGTACAGTTGTCAAAGCAAGCTTAGCTGATGTTACTGCGTTAGCTTCAAGCTTGGCTGTTGTAACATTTAAATCTTTAATCTTTAAAGTCTCAACAGCATCAGTTGCAAGCTTAGCAGCAGTCACTGCACCGTTTGCAAGGTTAGCAGTATCAATTGTACCAGCAGAAGCAAATGCTCCAACTTCAACGTTAGTCGTAACGTCTGATACTTTGTACATGCCGTTGCCATCACTGCCAGATACAAAAATTGTATCGCCAATTTGTAGCGGTCCAGTTCCAGCTGTTAGGTCTTGCATGAAACTGTTGAAGAATCCAGCGGCAACAATCTGTGCCACAGTGCTTGCGTTAGCAGTTGCTAGACCATTATATGTCCAAACGTTTAAGCCCTGAGGGTTTCCAGAGCTGGAAACCTTGGCCATGTAGTTAATGTTAAATGTAGTACCAGCCATAATAATCTCTCCTTAAAAATTTAATTAAACAGTAAAGTCAATTTGAACCATACCGCGTGGATCGATTACCGCAGCGTTAGCCGATAACCACATGTTCACCAAGTATGAAGTCTTAATGTTTTCCCAAGTAATATCCCCGCCCAATCTTTCAGCAGAGCCATAACCCATTGCCATCTCGTTCCATGCGAAAGCTTTACCAGAAGGTAGTCCGCCTTCAGCCATGTCAGGCATAACAATGAAGTTCATACCAAGAATGTTTTGACCGTTTAGACCGTCGCCACGTGGAATTGGCTTGTCATTGATGTAGAAACCAGAAGTTACTTTCTCTTCATTCAACAAGTCTTCTTCAGCTTCAGCGTCGATGATTATATATTTCTTGCCCATGTTAGCAGAGCGTTGACGCAAGGCTTTGTGTGTTTCACGAAGCTTAGCGTAAGTAAAACCTGTGCCGCCACCGTTAGCAACTAGGTAACCTTGTGCATCTGTTGGGGTTGCAGAGTATGTAAGAGCTGCTGCCACATCGATTGCTAGCTGGTCTGAACGACGTGCCAATGCCCATGAGCAAAGCTTAACGTATTCGTCAACTGCGTTCACTGCAATCTTATATTGGAATGTTCTGTCAACATATTCAGCTGCGTACCAATCTTCTAATGTTAACGCTACGTTACGATTAGAAATATTTAATGGCACCACATCATCTTGTGGAGCTTTTTGGTTGGCAATGCCAGCGCCAAATACTGGGAAGTTTAATATTGCGCCCTTCACACCTGTTTGGGTGCGCATAGTTTGCTCTAATAGAAAACCTGTAGATTGAAACTCGGCGTGTGCATCACTTAAGAATTGTTGTATTTCGATGTCGGATAATTGCATTCCCATGACTGGACCCCTTTAAAAAAATAAAAGAAAAATAAATTTCGATTTACCTTTTCAGGGTATCCAAGTCAGTGACCGGGCTATCGGTTAAGATAGGTATCCAGTGTGCTCGGGCCTGTGTATATCAAGCTCCAGTATAAGCTAGCTTTGTTAAGCCTGCAAGCCTATTTCTTTTTAGCATGCTGGTCGCGTTGGTAGGCATCCTTCCAGCGTTGCTGCAATTCATTGGCAAAGTTTTTATCTTCGACTCTGATGCCTTCTGATACTTCTTTGCGGTACTTAATCTTTTCGTTCTCAACTTCTGTCAAGGATTCGCTTCTGCCAACATTAACATTAGAGCTTGGAACATTAGTAGATTGCGGCAGCATGACCCGCAATTGGTTTAGCAGCTGGAAGTCTTCAACTGATACTATCCAGGAACGAATGGTTGACTGTTGCTTTTCATCAAAAGAATTAGTAATCCATTTGTCTACTGCGGTAACTGTCTGAGCATCTTTTTGGGTTAGCTCTTCTTTGACAGCTTTTTCGATTTGCTCGCCAAGCTTTAGGTTTGCTTGTTGGTAGCTTTTAATTAAATTGGCAAAGCCTTTTTGCGATAGGCCAAGTTCTTTAAGGGCTGGGGTTAGGTGTGGCAATAGTGGGTCATCAGGTGTTATGCCTTCGACGCCGTCTAGGGAATAATTATCTTTTGGGACGCCCCAGTTTTCCCCCATCTTCTTGAGTAGCTCGGGGTAGGCCTTGGCCTGGTCAATCTCACTGGCGAATTTATCACGCATGAACCAATCGCGAGGATCCGCAGGAGCAGGATCAACAGCAGCAGGATCACTAGGCGGCGCATCAACCGGCGCTTCTGGCGCAGGCGCAACAGACTCAGGAGTGGTAGCTTGAGTCTGTGGTGCTGTCGTTTCTTGGGCTGGTGCTTCATTAGTGGTTACTGCTATGGCTTCTGTCATTGTGCCTTCCTTGTACGCTTAACTGTTTTAGGCTTATCATTTTTACTTTGCTCGTTCATAAATTTATCCGCGCCATTAATCATGTTGCGAATAAAATCATTGCGCCCCTCGTTGCCATAACCCCAGGAAATATCTTTGCCAAATGGTAACACTGGCATCATAAGCATTTTTTCAAACAAGCGTATATATTGTTGGCCCTTGGGGTGTTTAATTAATATCTCATAAGCTAATTCGTTAAACAAATTAATAGCTTTGGTATCAACAGCTTTTGCTGTCTCAGGTTTAGGCGGTAGGGACATCCATTAATCCTTCTTGTAACATTTGTGTTCCGATTTCTGCTGCTGCTTCTAACTGTTGGTCTAGCTCTTCTTCATCTTTAATTAAATCTAAAGATGCGCCAGACTGTATAGCTAAAGCTTGTGCCAGCTTAGCAGGTTTTAATGTAGCTGTCGCGGCTTCTGGCCCCACCATTGAAGCAAGTGATTGCCAGTAACTCATGATGGCCTGTGTCTTGATTTGGCCGCGCGCTGTCATCAATGGAGTCTCATATCGCAAGTCAAGAATTTGACCATCAACAGATAGCATACGTTCGCGCACTATTGGATCCATGCCGTCAAACATCTCTGGCATTACCTTGTTGATAATGTACAGACACCTAGAAATAGTAGGGTCAAAGAACTCTACCTGCAACCTTGGCACCAACGCGCTGAAGCTTTCTAAGTTTTCAATGTATCTAATCTGCGCTTCAGTTGCTGTCTTATCAGGTGCAGTGATAGGCCCAAGTGGAGCTGTATACATCATCTCATTAATTTGCTGCCTGAAGTCTGACACAATCATGGCGCTAAATTGTATGTTACCACCACCCGGGAACTGCTGGATTGGCCACTCACCCATAATCATTTGCACTGGTATTATATTACCAGGCTGCGCTCTAAATGTTTCTTGGTTAAATGCAGAGTCACTCGCCGCCATATACATAGGGTTGGCAGTAAAAGCTGCTGACATTAACTCATCTGCCACTGCCTCGTTAATAGTTACAGCGGTAGGATAAGCGTCAAGAGAAGGGCCACGGCCACGAGTCTCCCCTGCAAGCTTGCGCATTCTGTAAATTACCCAAGGCCAGCTCGGACCTTTGGATTCAAACAAGACTTCCTTTTGTGAAGTCATGACGCAATACTTATAGCGCTCGTTGTCTGGCGCCTCATAATCTATGTAGGAGCATTCATATATTGTAACCTTATCAGTCATCTTTTTATTTGCAGGTAGTGTGGCATCCGCCCACAAACTTTTAATAAATGAAACTCTAATATCTACCCAGTCGCGAAACACGGCAGAGAATCCACCGAGCGGGTCGCCTTCAAACATAACCCATGATACCGGCACCGCTTCAAAGCGTAATGGCTTTTTGCGATTGCCTTCGTTGATTGCAAGTACACCCGTAGAAATTACGGTATCGGACATGCTCTCGCTGACTGCGAGATAGAAGTTAGAGCGGTCAAGGATGTTGAAGAATTGATCTGTAAACTTCTGCGTCACAACTTCTGCACGCCTATAGTCAGTACTGCCTGGCTCCCCGAAAGCCTCACCTGGTACAAACTTACACCACTGTTGCCCTTGTGGGACCATGCCCATTAATAATTTATTAACTAATTTGTTGTGTGCAATAGGCAAGGTTAAATCAAATACATCAGCATTAAGTTGCTGGCCCGGACAAATTGAACCACCACGGCCCAAGTTAATCCATGGATTATAATTAGGGACCGCGTAATGGTATGCGGTTTCTAATAATGAGCGCCACATGTTTAAATCATACGAGGCATCA